CCAGCCGCAACAGCGACCAGAAAGGAAATAATGACTTCTACCAAATCCCTCACCCCCTTTCCGTTGCCGGATTGGGTATGACAACACAAGAATTATATCATAATCTTTCTCGCCGTTCTATGATTTTTTCGGCAAAAATCCCCTCCACCAGGCAATCCGGCAGAGGGGAAATTTTTTTAATCTTTTACAGTCTCTTCGTGTGCTCCAAAGCAATCCATCCGGCGCCACTCTTCAAGCGGCCCCAGGTATATCCTCCGGCACTTTTTGTTTCAACGATAGTGTAAACGCCCTTCGGGCAGAATCCATTCTTTCCGTAGTTGGTTCCCGGTCCTTTTCTGATATACAGATCAGAGATGCTGACCTGCACCTGGAAACTTCCAGATGAGGAAGAACCACTGCCGGAGGACGCCGCTGCCCCTTTGTAGGTACAGTATGCCTTATCGACATTGATCCACCCTGCCCCGGACTTTAATTTACCCCATGAGCCGTTTTTAATTTCCGTGATCGTGTACACGCCTTTGTCTTTGATGGAACCATTCGTGCCGTAATTGGTCCCAGGACCTTTCCGAATATTGAGTTCCGCCACATTGACCTTGTACGTTCCGGTCTTATAAGTAGTGCCAGAAGCAGAACTACCGCCAGAAGAACTTGTTCCCCCTGATGCGGATCCCACATAGGAACAGTAGGCTGTACTGACGTTAATCCAACCAGCTCCAGATTTGAGTTTACCCCATGAGCCGTTCTGGATTTCAGTAATTGTGTAAGTTCCCTTGTCAGTAATAACTCCATTGACTCCGTAATTTGTGCCTGGTCCTTTCCGGATGTTGAGATCCCCGACATTGACTTTGTAGAGTCCGGTCTTGTAATTTCCTGCGCTTCCGCTTCCTGTGTTTCCTCCACTGATTGTTCCTCCTCCGGAACTCCCACTGAGCTGTGCGGTTACACGGTTCGCCACATCTCCAAGTCTGGAATACAGCCAATCTCCAGGGCAGG